CAAAGTCACCGGTGACGACAAGTTGTCGCTCCGCTCTAGTCACCGCCGTGTAGATATATTTAGGACGATTGGCCAGCTGACTCATAACAGATGCTGAGTCAACATAAAAGACCACAACCGCATCGCGTGATCCAGTGTAGGTGGTGATGGTAGAGGCATTGATCCCCTTGGCACGAAGTTTGGCGGCAGATTCGCCATTGAAGCAGATAACCTTAATTTTTGTCCCACTGAATTTCTCGATGGACTCACGGCAAAATGCGAACGCTTTAGTCACGCTGCTATGCGAACGGATATTCATTGAGTGTTTTCGGTTAAGTGCATCAGTCACATCAAGTGGAACTTTGTACACATCACAGATGTTGTTACCAACCCCGTAGTTCTCCAACGTCTTAAGACAACGATTCCCATTGAAGTTGACATACGGTGTTTGATGAACATCACCCAAAGCAACAATCCGATGGTTGGGGTAGCAGGTCTTCAATAAGCTGAAGTAATCAACAGGAAATTGAAAACATTCGTCAACAATGATGGTGTCACTCTGTTTGTGGTCCGAAGAGAAGAATGTGTGTGGAGTATATGATGCGACTCCTCCTTTCTGATGCTTTAACGACAATTCTTTTGACGGTGCAATAAAGACGGCCTTCGGGTACGTCTGCATTGCTTCAGTAGTTTTACTGGCGCTCGCATAGCCTGTCAATGCAGATATGCTAAAGACGCCATTGATATTCCACGTTTTAGGCTTGAATGTGCTCATTTTATCGCAAAAGAACTCACGCGCAAATCGTATGTTGTCCGTGTAAGGCAATGTGTGTTCTGTTATTTTGCGGTTCCAGCCGGGTCGATCATAATAAGTGAAAAACCGTTTCTGCCCCTGCCCCATGAAGGTGTGACACTGGAAATAGCGCTCTGAACAAGTCCCAGATACATGGATGAGTTTGATGTCCTCGAACTTGTCGTCAGCCCACAAATAATGTGGATTCCCAAACGTCTTTGTGATAATTGAGCCACCCTGTTTGACGAACTCGACGGACGATTTGTAGATGTCTGTTAGTAGAGATTCACTATCGCAGTCACGAGCCGCATCAATAAACACAACGTCAAATTTCTTTTTTGAGGCGCGCAGGTGGGCCCACAGTTGAGAATGATGAGAATACTTGAAGTCGGGCTCGTAAACGGTGTGTGGTGAACCCTCTTTATAGTGTGCGGAGAAGAGTTGATAGCCCCTTTCCGTAGCCATTTTAGTGAAGTAGCCAGGAGAGGCGCTGACGTCCAATATAGTTGACCCTTGCGGTATGTGCGCAAAGAACGACTTGAACTTGTCAACGGCGCCCCCAGAGACACGTGAAGAGTAATGATTACCGGACCAGTAGATATGAATAGAGTGACGCCCACTGGAGATGACGTTAGTGCCAGTTGCGAGATGAACGTGGACCTTAAGGTTATAAATCTCTGCCAACAGTTCCAACACAACGGCGCTGATATCAGAGCCCTGGTAGTCCCCCGTCTTTATATATTTGTCGACTTGATCTTGGTTAAAGTCGTATTTTCCGGTCGTCGCCGCCAAAGACAGCACATCCTCACATTGCGTGAGCCATGCATCAATCGTAGATTTAGTCAAGCTTGCACGCGTGAGGGCCTCATGCATAGCTTTCATAGCACAGTGCCCGGACAAAAATCTCCTAGGTATGCCGGGGTTGACGTTGACGTCGACTTCCGGAATCGTAAGAAGTTTAGGTGCAATAGAACACGGTGTGCCGTTTTTGTGTGAGGTCTTAGGAACAACCCTGTTGTCTGCCACCGGCTTAGTTTTAGGAACCTGAGTGGTTACTGCCGAGCTATTGTGAAAAACCAACGTAGTGGCCACATTATTGTCAATGCTGGGGGGGCCGCTTGTGCGCGCAACACCG